CTAATAATATTTTACAACTAATACTACTTAATGAACCAGTATAAGGTGTATTACTAACAATACTATTATATGATACAACACTATCAGCATATTGTTTATTTACAGCATCTAAATTATTAACAGGATCTGGGACATTAGTTAAACTACCACCACCACTAACAGTTTTAAATGTACCATCACCAGATAAATATTTAGTACCATCATTAGGATAATTAGTTAATTTAGAAGCATTAATAGTACCATCAGTTATATTTGTATTAGTAATTATTTTATTATCAACATAAGTTTTTGTAGTTAAATCATAATCACTAGATGGAGTAGTTTTAATAGAGAAAATATTAGAATTTTGAGGTGGTTTTAATAAAAATGAATCACTATTAGATGAAGTCATAATATAACCTTTATTATCTAAATCATTATCACGTATTTGAATACCAGTAGATCCAGATGTATTATTACCAGAAGCACCATCATTTAATTGAATTAATTTATCTTTGACTTGTAAATTATCAGTTTTAATATAATTTGTTATACCTAATATATTAACTGTATCATTATTTCCACCAATATTAATAACTTTTGCATCACTAGTATTATCTAAACCAATATTAATATTTAAAGCTTTATTACCAATATTTAAAGTATCTCCAACTAAAGTATCAATATTATTAACTGTTAAAGTTCCTGACATAGTATCATTATTTTTTTTTAAATATACATTTTGTAAATCATTAATAGTGTTGTTAATTTGTGATAAATTAACAGCATCTGTTGGATTAGTACCATTAGATAAATTAGTTAATTTATTATTATTTAATGATATATTAGAAGTATTATCAACAGTTAAATCACTTAATTTAGTAGGTATTTGTGATAAATTAACAGCATCTGTTGGATTAGTACCATTTGAAAGATTAGATATTTTATGTGAATTCATATTTAAATTACCACTCATTGTATCACCAGATTTTTTTAAAAAATTTAAATTAGCTGTATAAGATTGTAATGAATTAAAATCAGATGAAATATTATTAAAGGTTGTTGATAAGTTATTAACTAAAGTATTTAAATCACTAGCTATATTTGACATATTCAATTATATACATATATATATATAATTAAATAATATTTTTTTTCAATTTGTATTAAAACTTAAAAAATTTATTTCTAGCGCATTATGTTGAGATACTTATTAAGTCTATATCATGTTCTTGGTCTTTAAATATAACAATTTGTTTTAAAAGTAAGTTTATTGCTTTAATAATAAATACTTTATTATAAAATTGAGCTGATAATAAAATATTATCTTAAAAAAAATTGAACTGGATAGAAAAATCATAGATTTTCTATCTAGCGCCTAATTTTTTTTATTCACTCACTTCATTCACGAATAAAAAAAATTGCAAAATTAAAATATAAAGATCAATATTATATCATTTTTATATAATAAACTATAATTATATAAAAATGATAAATATTGACTAATAATAATAATAATAAGATCTAATTATTAAATATAATATTCCAATTGAATTAAAATAATTTATTGATTATTATATTGATTCTAATAAATATTGTATTACATAAGATTAATTATATGATAGCTCAATAATTATATAAGGTAAAAAATAGTTAATTATTGATTATTGTAAACAAAATAATCCTAATAAACCTATTGATATCATTTCAAATAATAATTAATTTTTTATTATTACTAAAAATTATGATCTAGTTTAAAAATAATATATTTAAGGTATTTATACTTAATAAGAATTTTAAGATTTAGAATAATAAAGATTAAAATTTATTGATGATATATTAAATAAAAAATTAGGTAATGGTCATCGTCTAAAATACTATTATATTTTTAATTTTAATTAAATATTATAATTATTCAAATTATTTTTTAAAGAATATTTTTATTATATTATTGAACTTAAATATTTTAACTCTCATTCTGAAAATTAATTAATTAAATAAAATTTAATTTAATTATAAGATTAAATAAATTAAAAAGATAACAATTTAATTTAATTATAAGATCAAATAAATTAAAAAGATAACAATTTAATTTAATTATAAGATCAAATAAATTAAAAAGATAACAATTTAATTTAATTATAAGATCAAATAAATTAAAGAGATAACAATTTAATTTAATTATAAGATCAAATAAATTAAAGAGATAACAATTTAATTTAATTATAAGATTAAATAAATTTAAAAGATAACAATTTAATTTAATTATAAGATTAAATAAATTAAAAAGATAACAATTTAATTTAATTATAAGATCAAATAAATTTAAAAGATAATGACATGATTTAATTATAAGATTAAATAAATTAAAAAGATAACAATTTAATTTAATTATAAGATCAAATAAATTTAAAAGATAACAATTTAATTTAATTATAAGATCAAATAAATTTAAAAGATAATGACATGATTTAATTATAAGATTAAATAAATTAAAGAGATAACAATTTAATTTAATTATAAGATTAAATAAATTAAAAAGATAATAATATGATTTAATTATAAGTTCATTATGATGATATATAATTATCTTTAAATTTATTAAATAATATAATTATATAATTTTAAGAATAATAAGATAAAAAAGATAATGATATGAATTAATTATAAGATTAATTAAATTAAAAAGATAATGATATGAATTAATTATAAGATTAATTAAATTAAAAAGATAATGATATGAATTAATTATAAGATTAATTAAATTAAAAAGATAATGATATAAATTAATTATAAGATTAATTAAATTAAAAAGATAATGATATAATTAAATTACAAGATTAATTAAATAAAAAATAATAAAAAATATAGTAATAAAATGATGTATATTATTAAAATGCTAATTAAATTTATACTTTATAAGATCATAATAAAATATTAGAAAATGATAATAAATAATTATAAGACAAAAATGATAATAATGAACGATAAATTTTACAATTATAAAGTTAATTAAATAATTTACATATTATAAATTAAAATAAAATTAAATAATATGATTAACTATAATTAAAATATTAAAAAAATAACATATTAGTTGATTAATAATAATAATAATTAGATAAATAATAATAATAATTAGATTAATAATAATAATAATTAGATAAATAATAATAATAATTAGATTAATAATAATTAAATGAATAAAATAATAATAAATTTAATAATTTATTAAAAATATTTAAATGATTTTTATGATATTAATTTAGGTAATATATTATTTTGATCTTAACTATTCTTTTATACAATATATTGTGAAATAAAAATTGATTTATTATACATCTTATATAAATGATAAATATTATATAAGATATAAAAATGAATATTAATCAAACAATAACATTAACATTTGGTGATAGAGCTGAAAATCACAAAGGTATGCAAATTATTGGTCAATCTTCCAATAAAGGTTATAATTTAGTAGATTTATTATTTATTCAAGCTAAATTTGATCAATTTGGTTGTCAAACTACATTATATGATTTAAATGAAGATATTGGTCATGATGATTTATATGATTCATATATTTTAGTTATAAATAACTTTTTTAATGAAAATGAATTAAATAATTTATTTAATGAACAAAAGAATTTAAATTATGATAAAAAAGCTTTCATGTATGGTCGTGTTGTTAATAAAAATGCTAGACATAATTTATGTTTTAGTAATTTTAATCAAGAGCCTGATTATGAAAATGGTAAAGGAAGAATTATATCTTTTAATTCATTAGAAAAATTAAATAATATGAGAAATAAATTAAATGATTATATAGATAATTTTATAGATCTACAAGGTGAAAGTAATTACTATTATGATATAACTAAATGTGGTATTGGTTATCATGGAGATACTGAAAGAAAAATAGTTATAGGTATTCGATTAGGTTGTGATCTACCATTATATTATCAATGTTATTATAAAAATGAAAAAATAGGTGATAAAATTAAAATAAATTTAACTAATGGTTCAATATATATAATGACTGAAAAAGCTTCTGGTAATGATTGGAAGAGTAAAAATAAATATACATTTAGACATGCAACAGGTTGTGATAAATTTATAGAATGAATGATTATATGATATTAAAATTATCATTCATATATTTTTTTATATTTTTTTTATTTATAATAGATGAATATTATCATGCAACAATATCATCCAATAACAATAATTTTATAATGAAAATAATTGGAATACTATACTTGCATATTATTTTATTTATTATAAATTAACCAAAGACACCTTCATAGCGTGATATAATAAAAAATTGATAAAATAAATAATCTATATATAATCTAGATATATATTAAATATAATCAAATAAAAATGGAAAATAAAACATATTTTAATAATCTATTTAATGAATATAAATATGATAAATATTATATTGATTCTGTATTAGAAAATAAACAATATTGTAATAAACCAAATGTTTTTTATGATGTAAATTATACTGATAAATTTTATTATAAATATATAAGAAATGATATGACTCATTTTAAATTTACTTATACAAATGGATTAAATGTTGATCATAATGAATTTTATCCATATAATAATTGTAAAGCTGGTGGATTATATTTTTCAGATTTAAATAATCTTTATAAATTTGGACATTTAGGTCAAAAATTATATAGAATAGTAGTACCAAGAGATATACCAATATATAAAGAATCACATGATAATATGACAAAATATAAATCACCAGCAATATATTTAGATAAAGAAATTATAATAGATTCAATGGAACATTATAATATAATAAAAAATGCATCATTATTTGATAATGTATATATTATAAATAAATTACAAAATAATACTAAAAATGATGAATTTGATAAATTATTATTGGAATTAAAACCAGAAATAATAAAAGATTACTATGATCATTATAAATATAATATAAATATAGTATATTATATGATCAATAAATATTTATATAATTACACCGCAGGCGCCTATGGCGATAAAGATACAGAAGATAAATATCATTTAATAGATAAATTAAATGAAGAAATATATAATAAAAAATATGATATAACAACTATAGCTTATTGTTATTTAAAATATAATAAAAATACATTTTTTAGATATTTAAAAGATGATTATTTTAAATATCTAAAAAATAAATTAGATAAGAAACAATCATCTATAATGGAATCAATTGGAAATATATTTAAGAGAGATGATAAAACAATAAATAATATAACAGATTATTTTAATAATATTGGTTTTAATGGTAAGAAATTTATGGAAATGATAAAAAATAATAATGCTGTTATATCTGGATCATTTGTATTATCATGTTTTGATAATAGTTTTATTAATGACGATATTGATATCTATATTAGAGTTAATAATATAAAAGAATCTAATGAAATAGAAAAATTATTAAGAAATATAAATAAATATAGTGATAATGAAATGATATCAAGTAATATTAGATTATCAAGTAATATTA